ATTAAGGCAGCTATAAAGTGGAATAACGGTAATTATTACATTTATGTAAACGGACAAAGATTGTTTGCACCACACCCTATTGAAAGATTTTTTAGTGACTTAGAAACATTTCAATTTCAACAAACATTTAGTAATAACGAATTTGAGGGTGAAGTTTATGGAATACAAGTTTTTGACGAAGCCTTAGATGATGCAGAAATTAAAAAATTAACTGAATTATGAAAATAGGCAAATACGAATTTAACGACAAAGAACAAGTTAAAGAAAAAATTGAGGACTTAGGTGTGGACTATGACTTTGAGGGTAACCCATATCCAACACACAACCATAGTATTGTTGAGCTAGGGAATATCGTTTTACAAAAGGGTGAATACGAGATTAAAGACGGAGAAATGCAAATGATTAAAGAGCCTATTTTAAGCGACAAGTACCACGTGGACGTTATTTGGAGTGACTTAAAAGACCACCCTTGGGGTTGGAAGACTTATAGTTGCGACTTAGACACAGAGGGAATGCATAGCTTTTTTGGGCTTTCATATTTAGAATATAAAATAAAATAATAATGGCAAATAATATAAATTGGGGAGAAATATATTGTCACTCACATTGGGGAGACGATAAAAACAAAGCTAGTGTACCAGAGTTTCCAGAGTTTTGTGCAATAGTACAGGGACTATGCGGTACTCAATACTCATATACTGGAGGAGAGAATTTTCCTACTCTTCTAAATATTAATTTAGGAACAGGAACAGGAACAGTAACGCTTAATTATGATGCTCAAAACATACCAGATAAATTTGAGGTTTGGTTTGACGGTGTTAAAGTTATTGACACAGGTTACAGGGGTTTAACTTTTTACCAACAAAGTTTAAACAGTGCTTTAGCCGATAGAGGATTACCAATTGAACCAATAGTAGGAATTGGTAGTGGAAGTGCTAATTTTAGTAAAACAACAAACACAGAAGTAGCTTTAATTAAAGTTTATGCACCTTTAGAAAATACTATTTGGAATATAACATTGGATTGCCCAGTATAAAATTATGAATATACAAGATTTGAGAATAGCAATATTAAACGCAGTAACCTTTGGGGTTAGCTTTACGCATATAGAAAATAGTTTAAAAATTATATTATTGCTTTTATCCATAGGATATACTGCACAAAAAATATACGAAACGCACAAGAAAAAAAATGCGAACGATAAATAAAATAATAGTACACTGCTCAGCAACACCAGAGGGAAGAGATGTATCGCCAGAAGAGATTACAAGGTGGCACGTTGAAGACAATGGCTGGAGTGACGTAGGCTATCATTTTATAATAACATTGGACGGAGTTGTGCATTTAGGGAGAGAAGTAGAAAGAGCTGGTGCTCACGTTAGAGGTCATAACTCAGACAGTATTGGAGTTTGTTACGTTGGGGGTATGGACATAGATATGAAGTCATCAAAAGACACTAGAACAGAAGAACAAAAAGAGGCTTTAGTAGATTTATTATGTGAACTAAAAGATACTTACGGTGGAGAAATATACGGACACAGAGATTTCAGCTCAAAAGACTGCCCTAGTTTTGATGCTAAAAAAGAATACGAAAATATAAGCAATAGATATTAATGCCTAGTTATAAAGACAAAAACGGAACGACAAGAGTAGGAGATGCTTTAAGGTGGCTTGTAAAACAAGGCAAGGAGGTAGCACCAGAAATACTTAAAATCGCTGGAAACGTCACTGGAATTGAGGCTCTGGAGCAGTTAGCAGATAAGATACTTACCAATAAAACACTTTCTGAAACAGATAAACAAATGTTATTAGAAGAGTTGCGTTTTGATATGATTGAGATGCAAGAAGTTACTAAGAGGTGGCAATACGATATGCACTCGGATAGTTGGCTAAGTAAGAATATAAGACCTCTAAGCCTCGCTTTTTTAACCCTTAGTCTGTTTATATATATAATATTAGATAGTTGCTTAGAAGGCTTTAAAATAGCTAAGGAGTGGATAACCCTACTATCCTCATTACTTTTGCTTGTATATGGCGGTTACTTTGGAGCTAGATCAATGGAGAAAATAAGTAAACATTGGAAAAAATAAATTTTTCAAGTGGAACACATATGAGACTATAATAGCCTAGTCTATTAATAGCAAAGTCTATAACAATATATTATATATATTTATCCTATAATAGTCTAGTCTATAATAGTCTAGTCTATAATAGTCTATAATAGCAAAAAGAGAAAAATTTTTCAATTAAAAAAATATAATAGCAACTTTTTTATAACTTTGTAATAAACATAAATAATGGCAAAGAAGAGTAAAAGAAAAAAATTAATAGAAAAGCTAGACACTGTATTCTCACAATATATAAGGCTAAGAGAGGCTAACAATGGGATTGTGGAGTGCTTTACTTGTGGTAAGAAAGAACACTGGAAAGGCAAAGGAATGCAAAACGGTCATTTTATGAGTAGAAAAAATTTATCTACTAGGTGGGACGAGGTTAATTGCCAAGTGCAATGCGTAGGTTGCAATGTGTATAGATACGGAGAACAGTATAAATTCAGTATAGGATTAGATAATAAGTACGGAGGAGGAACGGCAGAAGAGATGCTTATAAAAAGCAGAGAGACTAGCAAAATTATGGACGTTGAGCTAGAGGAGAAAATAAAACATTATGAAAATTTGGTAAAAGAATTAATTTAACGTAGATTTGCTTAGCCAGTTTTCTGATTACTGGTTTGTTATCATTGTTTTAAAAGAGGTTTGACTAATAATCAGCCTCTTTTTTTTTGGTTAATAACTTTATTTTATATATCTTTGAATTATAAAACACTAAAACAGATAACATTATGGAATTAAACCACCTTTACGGAAGAGTAAAAGAAAAGCACAAAGACTCTATTAGCGATTATATTAAAAAGTATAAAGCTAGTGGCGAGTTAATGAGAGAGGAGCTAATTAGTAAGGAATATGTAAGCAGATTAAGTTATGCTTGTATTATATATTTACAAGACGCTACTAGTTTTTTAGGATCACCATTTGAGATTTTTAAAGAGATTTAAAATGACTTACAAAGAAGACGTTAAAAGAGCAACTAGTCCAGATACAATAGACTACTTAAACGCTAGAGTAGATGCACTGCAAAGAAGAGTTGAGTTTCTGGAGGCTCAGCTAGAAGTATCAAAACAAATTAACTTTAATAAATAAACAATGAAAAAAGACAAATTAATGGAGTTATACAAAAAGTATGACTTACAAGCAGATGATTTTTTTAAGCATCAACATTACACAATAATTACTCGCCAAGGTATTGATAAAATACAGGCTTTAGAACAAATGAGCGTTTCTTATGAGGTAGTACAGTGTGCTCCTAACTATGCCGTTTTTAAAGCCTATGCAGAGAAAGACGGAAAAAAGATTGAAACTTTTGGATCAGCCTTGAAAGGAGAAAACTACAAAGACGGAAATACTAATAGTTGGTATGTTGCAGAAATGGCAGAGAAACGAGCTATGAGTAGGGCGGTACTTAAACTTACTGGTTTTTACGAGTTAGGAGTTTTTGGAGAAGACGAGAGCGAATCATTTAAACGTGCCTAATATGAAGAGCGGAACTATAAAATATATTGACGAGAACGGTCAATGGAACGGAATGAAAAAAACTAAAGTTACTTTCAAAGACGGAAGAGCTTACACTTTTTTCTCAAAAGGAGAGTTTACTGGATCTATTGGAGATACTATAAAATACACAGTCACTAACGAGGATATGTATAACGCTAAGTTAGTAAGGGACGATTTTAAGAATAAAAACTTTAAAGACAGTGAAGTAATTACAGAAAAAAAGAAGAGTAAAAATACTTTTTCTTATATTGTAAAGCAAAACTGTATAAAAGCATCAGCTAATTTTCACTCAAAAAGAGCAGCAGATATTAATGATGTAATAAAAGATGCAGAAAAAATGTATAATTGGATTAATAAATAAATAACAAAAATTATGAATGAGAACAACAACAGTGAATTTATGAACTTCTTATTTGCTAGAAAAGGCAAGTTTGATTTTATCGTAACAAACGTTTCAGTTAAGGCTGACGAAATGATTGCTTGGCTAAAAGCTAATAAAGACCAAGCAGAAAAAAACAATGGGTTTTTAACTTTTGATATATTAAGAGCTAAGAGCGACCCTAACAAAATGTATGCTAAATTTTTTAAGCCTACTGAGGGTTACCAAAAACCAGTAACGGCTAAAGAACATATGCCAGACAGAGAAAAAGCTGACCTACCATTTTAATAATTAGGCTATCGAAAGGTAGCCTTTTTTAATACAAAACAATGACGATAAACTATCCAGAAACAATAGAAAAACTCAGACAGATACGTAATGGAAGTATCAAAGAGGGTTTAAAATTAGATATACCAGACATAGATGAGCATATAAGATTTAAGCCTAGCAACTTTAATGTAATACTAGGACAGGCTAATGTAGGTAAAACCTCAGCAGTCTTATTTTTAATGCTATGTTATTCAATAAAACACAAAAAGAAATGGCTAGTGTTTAGTAGCGAGAATGAGCCTCACTCTATTGTACGTAAGTTAGTGGAGTATTTAGCTAAGAAGCCTATTAATTTAATAGAAGAGCTAGAGTTTATAGAATACACAGATTTTATAGATGACTATTTTAAAATAATTTCTCCAGACAAACTATACACTTATAGAGATTTACTGGGGTTAGCAAAAAGTTACAAAGATGCTTGGGACTATGACGGTTTTATGATTGACCCTTACAATTCAATAGTAAAAGATCCAGAGTTAATGAAAAGCATCGGAGGTCACGAATATGACTATCAAGCTACTACTGAGTTTAGAATTTTTTGTAAACAAAGCAAAATAAGTATCTGGTTATGTGTTCACGCAAATACTGGAGCTATTAGAATGCTACATAGGATAGACCATAAATATGCTGGTTTTCCATTGCCCCCACAGTCTGGCGATGTAGAGGGTGGTGCTAAGTTTGTTAATAGAGCTGACGATTTTTGGGTTGTACATAGATACGTACAACACCCTACTGATTTTATGATTACTCAGATTCACGTTAGAAAGGTTAAAGAAGTGGAAACAGGTGGCAGACCTACTCCAATGGACTTTCCTATATGCTTAAAGTCTGTTATTAACAACGTAGGTTTTGGTATGGATAATAAAAATTTAATACAAAAAATAGAAGAGGAAACCAAGGCTAATAACTTTTTAAGAAGTATTTAAAAAAAATAACGTATATTAGTCAAAAAATTACTAATGATTATATACGCATTTTCGGCTTTTGTAGTTCTACTTATAGGACTACTAGCTATTACAGACAGGTTTAACCCAGCTTTACAGTTTTCTTTTATAACTGGGCTGGGCTTTCTTTTTTTATATGACGAGGATAATACAGAAGAGGGACAACAAATAACTTTTCAACTAATGGTTGCGGTTGTTTTAATCACAATAACCTATATAAAACCTGATGCTGGAAATATTACATAAATACGATAGACTCTGGATTAAGTATGTTTTGGAGCTTGGTTGTAATATTGATACGGCTAAAGACGTGGTTCAAGAATTTTACCTTAAAATGTATGACAAAGATGCAAATTACCTTTTTAATAAAGACGAACCTAATTTTTACGGTTGTTACGTTATACTTAGAAATATGGTTTTTGATTTAAAGAGAAAGGAGAAACGTTTTATTTTTGAAACAGAGGATAGTATAAAGGACGGTAGTGAAGAGCTTTATAGTGAAAACGAAGTGATTGAAAAAATTGAGTGCGTTTTTGAGTGGATTAAAGAGAATGACATAGACTTAGATAGTAGCATAAAAAATGCTAGTGATATGAAAAAGCTATATTTCAGCCAGATATTTCAAGACATATTTTTAAATAAGGTTAGCATAAGTGCTTTGAGTAGAGAGTCAAACATTGGTTATTATTCGCTTTATAACACAGTACAATTAATAAAAGAAGAGATAAAACAAAAATATGAAAATAGGGACTTTACTAGAGAAAATATTTAAAGCAACTGGGGTTCAGTGGATCGTTAAAAAAATCTGGGGGGACGATTGTGGTTGCGAAGAGAGACGAGACAAATTGGATAACTTTAAATTTAATAGAAAATGACACTAGAGCAATACAATAATTGGGAGGAGTTTAGAAAAAAAGAAGAAAAAAACTTAACTGGAGCTGAGGTTAAAATGATAAATCAATACTATGCAGATGTTTATAAAAAGAAATATAAAAAGCATTGCACTTGTAACAACAAGATTTACCAAAATATGATTAACAAGCTAAACACTCATTTCGAGAGCATAGAAAGACCGACAGAATGAGCATAATAGATAAATACGAGAAAGCAACAGTTGATCTCTTAAACTTAGACGGTTGGGTTCTGGAGTGGTGCGGAAAGGATAATACTTTTTACGATGCTAAAGGAGTGACACCAAAAGGCAACCCTTGTGTTATAGAAATGAAATTTAGAAACAAATACTATAAAACTAAGTTATTAGAAAAAAAGAAGTATGAAAATCTAATGAATATGCCAGAGGAGGTTGTTAAGATTTACTTTGTTAATGATCCAAAAGGTAACTATATGTATTGGCTTAATAATCTAGTAATGCCAGAGGGTGAAGAGTTAATGTGTCCTAAGACAACGATGTGGGACAACACTAAGGTAAACAAGGAGACTTTTATGCTTACAGAAAAACAGGCTAGTGTTATAAATTGGTATGAAGTTGAGCCAGTAAAGTTTGGGGTATGGGACAATTATTTTAAAGGCAAAGAAAAATAAGTTATTGTGCATTTGGTTAATAACTTTATTTGTTGTATATTGTAGTAAATTAAAAGAGAGCAAAGCGAGGGTAGCCAAGCAAAACGCCAATTAGTAACTAGATACGGATATAGAAACTAGAGAAAAAAAGATGCGAATGTAAAAAAAGAGCGCAAGTAGTAAGCTGACAAAAATGTAGGCTCTTTTGCTTCTTTTAATTTTATATTTTAAAAAAAAGAAAAATGGAAGAGTCTTTAAAATGCGAATTTTGTAGTAAAACTATGAGTAAAGAAGAACATAGCTTTTGCGACATTTGCCCAGATTGTAGAGACGAATATTAACTTTAAAACAAAAACAATTATGACACACAAAATTTTACCTAGCGGAGTTCACGCAGTAATTAGAGAAAGCGGAAGAGTAGATATCTACACAGAAGCAGAATGGCAACACCTAAGTTGGTGGGAGTTTATTAAGTTAAAACACTTTAGCTAATGGACGTATTAAACAAGCAATTATTTGAGGCTAACTTCTCAGCTATAAGCGAACAGTTTATAGAGTGGAAAGAAGCTAAGAAAGATAATAAGACATTAGATAATTTAGCAAAATGTTTATTTGAGATATACATATACGCTAATGACTTAGAAATGAAAAACCATACTATAAGCAGACAAGTTAGTAAGTTTAGACACGAAAATTTAGAGTTAAAAATTAAATTACAAAACAATGAGAAATAATTATTACGAAGAGCCAGAAGAGTCTAGCAGTTGTTACCACTGTGGAGACGAAACAAATGGAGACACATACTGTTCAACCGCTTGTAAACAATATGACTTAGAATGATGTCGGACTGTTGTAATGCAGAAAACCTATGGGATATGGGTATATGTGCAGAATGTAGAGAACACGCAGAATTTATAGAAATAGATTAAAAACAAAAATAAACACTATTAAAACGAAAAAAACAATCTTAACAAGATAGCAAATTTCAACGCTGCAAGAGAGCAGTTAATAACAATCTTAATAAGCTATTAAATTTCAACGCTGCAAGAGAGCAGTAATTTCGTTTTAATAAAAAAAAACAATGAAAACAATTAACAGAGAAGTATTAGAGTTTATACACGAAGAGCTAGAGCTTAGTGTAGACAGAGATGAAGCAAGACAGCTTGTGCAACAGTTAGAATTTGAAGAGGATTTCTTTCAAGAAATTGACGGAGAAGAGTACCGATTCATTAAAGACAGTGTAATCTGGGACGTATATGTAGACGAGATACAAGAAATAGTAAGGGAATGTTATAACATAAAAGCTCCAGAGTGGATAGCTATTGATTGGGAGGAGACGGCAGAAAATTGTTACGTTGATGGATATGGGCATCACTTCAGTTTATATGACGGAAGCGAGATAGAGTATGACTTTGACGACCAAAGCTGGTGGATATTTAGAACTAATTAAAAAATAAAAACAATGAAAGATTTAAAAATAGGTAGTTACTTTAACTTTAAACTAACAGACGATTGGGGTTTGCAAGATTTTTATATTTATGAAGAGTCAACGGCAGACGGGTATTCAGTATATATTGCAACTCACGATACAAATAGTATTTGCGTAAATGAGAACATATACTATTATGACAGTGACTTAAAAGATGCGTTAATAGACCATATTATAGACAGGTCTAGTTTAAACGAGACTATTATTTACATAGACGATATAAATGCTTATTTTGTAGATGAAGCAATAGAGGAGCTAAAAGACTTGATGGAGGAACGAATTGAAGAGGCTGAAAATGATTAAGGCAATAGGTTGGCTAGTGGTAGCTTACATAGTTGGGCAGCTAGGTTTGATAATAGGAGAAAAAATATTTAACGATAAAAAATAAAAACAATGAAAGAATTTTGTATAAAAGCAACGACACAATTACATTCTACTAATGGAGTAGTACACATACAAGCAATAGGATATGATCCAGAGGACGGTTATATAGAGATTGAATGGGACGCAAGGGAGTTACTAAACGATATACCCTCGCTTTACGCAATGGCTAAACAAGGATTAAAACAAGAGGATAAATACATTAAAAATAAATATAAACAATTTAAAAAAGAACTATGAAATTTGATTTAAAAATTACTCACTTAGGTAAAACTGACAAAAAAGAAGAGAAAGACGTTTACGAGTTAATATTCAAAACTTACAATGCAGAGATACAAGGTAAATTTGAAAGAAGCGAAGTGAGAGATTTAATACAACAATTAGATAACGCAATAATATGAGAAAAGCAAAGGCTTCACAAGTACAAAGGATAGCAAACTTAGAGAAAGTTATATCACAAATGTACTTAAAGATTGAAGCATTTAAAACAAGGATTGAGGAATTAGAAAAAATTATAAAAAATGAAAATAAAATTACTGGATAACACAGAACACGAGGTACAAGAGTTGATAGATAATTCATACTCTGACGATTTTTACTATGGGTATTTAGGCAAAGCTGCCTTTTCGTCTAGTGCTTTAAAACTATTGTTAGATAGTCCAAAGACTTACCACTATGTGACTCAATACGGACAAGAGCAAAACAGTCAAGCGTTAAGAGACGGCTGGTTATTTCACACTATGATGCTAGAGCCAGAGAAAATAGATGACGTTATTTTTGTAGATGTGCAAAGCAAGAATACAAAGAAGTTTAAAGAAGCTAAGCTAGAGTACCCAGACGTATTTACAATGAAAGAAAAAAACGACTCAGAGCGTTTGGTAGATGCTATGAGTAAAAACAATACGGCTATGGAGTTAATGAGAAATAGCGTTACGGAAATACCAGCTATTGGTAATTTACAAGGATATCCTTTTAGAGCTAAAGCAGATATACTAAAAAAATCTGGTGGTCTTGTTGATCTTAAGACTACGATTGATGTTAAGAATTTTGATAAAAGTGCTGCAAAATACCGTTATTATCTACAAGTGTACATTTATTGTGAGTTATTTAACGTTGATTATAAAGACTTTAAGTTTTTATGTATTGACAAAAAGAATTTAGACATTGCAGTCTGGGACGTATCAAAAGACTTTTACGAAAGAGGAGAGAAAGAAGTAGCTAGAGCTATTAAAATATATGAACACTACAAAAGCGATGCGTTTGATATTAATGATTTTATAATTGAGGGAACACTTTAAATGATAAATATGACAAACAAAGAATTAAGAAACTATCAATGGTTAAGAGAAAGAATACTATACCATACAAAAGTAGATGTTTTAGATAAAAGAAGAATAAGAGAAAACGTAAATGCAAGGGTTATTTTTTGCAAGATAGCTAGAGAACTGTTTGGGCATACTTGGAGAAAAATGGCAGAGTATTTAGGTAAAGATCACGCTACTTGTATGCATTCAGTTAATGGGTTTGAGGTTTTAAAAAATTATGAGCATAGATTTTACAATGCATTTAAACTTATATTAGTTGAGCTAGAGGGAGAGGAGTTGATAATTAGATATCATAATTTTGGTATGATTGAAAACCTTGATAAATATATTGTACATTACAGAGAAACAATAAAAAAGGTAGTTAAAGAAATTAAAAAAGAATCACAAGAAACAAAAGAATTACAAAACACAATTTAATGGAGCTAGTAAAAATAACAGAGGTTAAAGGTAATAAGGATAACCCACGAATAATTAAAGATGCTAAATTTAAAAAGTTAGTGCAAAGCATAAAGGACTTTCCAGAAATGCTTAAAATTCGACCAATAGTAGTAAACGGAGAAATGACTGTACTTGGTGGCAATATGAGATTAAAAGCTTGTCAACAGGCTGGGCTAAAGGAAGTCTGGATATTAAAAGCGGACAATTTAACAGAGGATCAACAAAAGGAGTTTATAATAAAAGACAACTCTGGTTTTGGCGAATGGGACTGGGACATACTTGCTAATGAGTGGGATGTTAAAAAATTAGAAGAGTGGGGACTTGATGGCTTTCCATTTGAAGACGTAGAAGAGATAACTAACCCAGATAACATTGATACAGAAAACATATTTGCAACAGAACTGGATTCAGAAAGTAATTACTTAGTATTAAAATTTGATAAGGATATAGACTGGATTCAAGCTAAGACTATATTTGGATTACAAACAGAAACCGCAAGGAGGTCAAATGGAAAGGCTTGGAGCAGTGGGATAGGAAGAGTTTTAAATGGAACAGTAGCAATTAAAAAAATAAAAAATGAGAGTTAAGTTTTACGCACCATCCTATAAAAGACCAGAGAAGAGTATAACACAAATAACATACCCTTTTGTTAAGCTAGTAGTGAGAGAGAGTGAAGCGGAGGAGTATATAAAGAATGGCAATGACATAGTAGTATGCCCAGATACCGCACAGGGGAATTTATGTAGGGTTAGAAATTGGATACTAGACAACTTGTTTGATGATGCGGATTGCATAGTGATTTTAGATGACGATTGCTCTTACATAGGTAGGTTTGAGAATCAAAAAAATAAGAAGTTTACACCAGAAGAGCTAGAGGAGTTTTGCGAAAGTTCTGCTATATTATGTAAAGAATTAGGTTTTAATTTTTGGGGTTTAAATTGTGTACCAGACAAAGGTAGTTATAGAGAGTATACGCCTTTTGGGATGATACAGTACATTGGAGGACCTTTTCAAGCTCACTTAAAGAATGATATAAGATATGATGAGAGTTTGCCTTTAAAGGAGGACTACGATATTACTCTGCAGCATATAAAAGAAAACGGTGGATGTTTGAGAGTTAATTATGCTCACTACCAAGTAAAGCAATCGGAACAAGCTGGAGGGTGTGCTACATATAGAAACCTAGATTACGAAAAGGAGCAGTTTTTTGCCTTACAGAAAAAATGGGGGAAAGATATTATTAAAAAAGATAAGGGAAGCAAAAGAAGTTTTGACTATAACCCAATATTAAAAGTACCAATTAAAGGAGTTTAAAATGAACAAAACCGAACAACATAAAAAAGCAGTACTAGAAGCTCTGGAGAAGTCTTTAGGAGTTGTTACAACCGCTTGTAAATTAGTGGGTATAGGGAGGACACAGTTTTATCAATGGTTAAAAGATGATGAGGACTTTGCAAGGAAAGTGAAAGATGTAGAAAACATTGCATTGGATTTTGTAGAGAGTAAACTGTTCGAGAACATAAGAGACAATAAAACATCGGAAACAATATTCTATCTTAAAACAAAAGGCAAGAACAGAGGATATGTAGAAAGACAAGAGATAACTGGAGCGGATGGTATGCCTACTAATTTTCAAATAGAAATAATTGAGAATACCGAGGATTAAAACCAATGTAGTATATAAACACTTACTCAATAGTAAAAGCAAAATTGTAGTTGAGCAAGGGGGGACTAGGTCTGGAAAGACTTACAATATAATCCTATACATAATTTTTCAGTATTGCTTAAAGCATACAAAGAAGACTATTACTATCACTAGAAAAACGTTTCCTAGCGTTAGAGCTTCTGTAATGAGGGATTTTATAAGCATCTTAAAAGAGTATGATATATACAGAGAAGAGTATCACAATAAGTCTAACAGTGAATACTATCTAAACGGAAACTTAATAGAATTTATAAGCGTTGATCAACCTCAAAAAATTAGAGGACGTAAAAGAGATTTACTATTTATAAACGAGGCTAATGAATTGGAGTTTGAAGACTGGCAACAGTTAATATTTAGAACTACCGATAAAATAATAATTGACTACAACCCATCTGACGAGTACCATTGGATATATGATAGAGTACTGAACAGAGATGACGTAGAGTTTTACAGAACAACTTATTTAGATAACCCTTTTTTAGATAGTAGCATAGTTGCTGAGATTGAAAGACTAAGAGAAACTGACGAACAGTATTGGCAAGTTTACGGACTAGGGTTGAAAGGTGTTAGCAAGTCTGTTATATTTAATCACAATGTAGTGGAGAAAGTTCCAGACGATGCTAAGTTTATTTCTTTTGGATTAGATTACGGATATACTAATGACCCTACTGCTTTAGTCGGTGTCTGGATCAAAGACTATGACTT